GATTTCAAGGTAGCCGTTGCCAGTTGCTTCTAAGTCTGTGTAAACCTTAATAAGTGTTTGTGTAAAAGTATCTTCATCGTTTGTTGAATCAAGCCACAGTTGTAAGTCTTGCTTTAATTTATTAAGCTTTCTGCGGGCTCTTTCTAATTGCTTGTCGTCTGTAATAGAATCAAATGCGTCGTTGGTTTTTCTTGTCTCAGAAAAATCATAGCCTAGTCCAACAATGTTTGCCACCTTCGCATTAATTGCTGCGTAGTTATAAGTTGAAATTTCATAAATTCTTGAAAGGTATTCTTGGTTATATGGTGGCTCCACAAGGTCGAACATTGCATAGCCAGTAACCGCCTGCTGTAATAGGTTTTGCTGTGTTCCAGTTCCTTCTCTGCCTGCAAATGCTTTAGAGAACTCTCTTCCCATCTTACGGCGGAAAGTAGAACTTAATCCAGATATTTTTCTTAAGTCATCCTCTTCAATCATAAAGGGATCTGAATGATCTTTTTCTTTCTTTAATTGAAATAAATCAGAGGCAGAAGAAATTTGAATTCTATCTGTTGACTCTAAATCGTTATCTTCAATAAACTCCATGACTATCTCCCTGGTCCACCTATTGTTGGATTCTTTTTATTATAAGCCGCTAGCTCATCTTTGTAATTTCCAATATCAAATGGGTCAGGAATTAATCCTTGATCAAGCCTTGCCTTTTGATACTCAAACTGTTCATCATCAATCTTACGTCTATTGGATAAAAATTTAGGCTGACCAACATCAATTCCAAAGGATGACACCTCTGATGCCAATGCCGCCATGTTTGCCTTATTTCCTTTATGAGATGCTATTGATAAGTAATTACCCTCATCGTCGCCAATCCATCTTCCGTCTGGCATTTCCCACACATAGATTCCAAGCGTGGTTTCCTCAATTACTGTCTGATTGACCTTTTTAATCTCCATAGTATTTTATTTTACCATTCTTTGGTATCAAAGTCCAGCTTTTTGTCAGGCTAAATGACAAAATTATGTGTTTTGGATTACAACCCAGTCATTATCATAGTAGTCTACAGAGTTTTCTGTCACGGTTATGGACGGAGAATTATCATCCGCTACCGTAGAAGTCGATCCATATACATACAGGTCATGGTGCTCAGATGCTTTTGACAATGTAAATTGGCTTGGATATAGAGCTAAATTTTGAAATAAGGCAGGAACTGAGCCAGATGAAGAATGTGCAATTTTTATTTGCCCGCTAACTGCAGCAGTAAAAACAATTACAACGTGGTGCATTTGTCCCAATTTAAATATATTTGCAACATCTGTTTCTGCCGACTTATTTACGTTGTTTACATATATTGCAGATATGTTGGTTTTGCTTATAGTTCCCACGTTGCTCCATGAATAATTTGAGGCAGCATATGATCCACTAGATGCTGTTGATATTAGCCCGCTGACTGTCAATGCATATGGGGTATAGAAAAATTCTAATGTGCTAACTGAGGAGGTTGTATTGATATAAAATCCAGAGCTTTGAATTGTTCTTATTCCGTTTCTGGCATTTCTTGAAAGAATTGGATGCTTGTTATTTCCAATTGTTATATCATATACTGAGACTCCAGCAAGTCCCTCTAATGTAGAAATATAGCTAGAGCTATTTGAAGCATATGCAATTTGATTATTATAGAATTTAATTTGAAGGGTAGATATCTTAGGCAAATATTTGCTGCTATCTGTTGTTGCCAAAGTTATCTTTAAATAGATTTGCTTGTTGCCATTAAAGCTTGCAATTGTAAATTGTGGAATCTTTTGTCCATTTTGACATGCTTGATATGTTGTACCATCTACTGAAACTTCTACTGTTATTCCACTTGTTCCGTCCCACTCAATCTTTGAAGAATCTAAAACGGCGGCATAGGGTAAAGAAATATAATCTGTAAGCACAACTGTTTTAGAACCAGTTGATTTTTTAATAGACAGGGATTGTTCTGCATCACTATAATATAAATCATCAGTAATGAAGTAATCCCATGATTTGTTTCCAGGGTATGAATAAATAAATTGTGTTGAGATATTTTCGTCATATAACTCAAATAGCTCACCGTTGTCTGGATCTACAATTTGAATTGGGGCAGGGCCTATATTTTGATTATAATGATTTTGAATCTGAGATTGAGATAGGCTATATCTGTATACAGCAACGCTGTTTATTAAGAAGGAGTCTCCTGCATCTGTTGTTGGGCCACTTGATAATTCAAGGGAAGTGTTGCTAAATTGAAAATTAGAAATTGTAGATGTATTTACTAAAACCCCATCTATGTAAAGAGATAGCAGTGTGGGGCTATATATGCCCACAATATGAATAACCTTATCTGTATAAGGTAGAGTATGTTCTACATATTCGGCCTGTACTTTAAAAACAATATTTTCATTATCATAAAATATCCCAATAGCCTCATCTGCATCTGCTAGAATGCTTGTTAATCCATTTGTAGTAAAAACTGGATGTATCCAGGCTTCAAGGGTAAAATCATTATCTGAAGAGTATATTGTTGCAAATTGGCTGGAAGTTGCAGAAGCTGTATAATCTTTTAAAAATGAATACTGTATAGAGTTTGCATTACCTATCTTTGTTGCTCTTGAATTACCAATTGTTATTGGAAGAATTTCAGTTATTGGATCCCCGCCATATACTGCATCATTTTCACATCCAGAGTGATCATATGCAATGTCTCCATAAATACTTGCATAAGAAGTTATAAGGGTATCATCTAAAATTGCTTGATATGTGGCATATGAACTTTCAAGAGCTGTATAGTTTGCAACATCAACTGTTGTTATATCATCTAATGGATAATATCCAATAGGATAGTCAGAAAGAACTATAGATTTATATGACATTATCCACCTACCGCAGATTTAAGATATCTAACAATTACTATACCGTTACCGCCTGCACCAGAAGGGTTTCCATAAAATGCTACACCTGCTCCTCCAGAACCAGTGCCATTTGCTCCACCATTAGAAAATCCAGCGTTGTAGGTAGTATTTCCTCCGCCCCCATAACCTCCTGAGGCATTATATGTAATCCCTGACATATATCCTCCAGAACCTGATCCTCCGCCAGCATACCATCCGTCTACGCCAGTAGATGTTGCTGTTGCCCAAGCAGAGTATGAAGATATTCCATTTCCTCCCCAACCAAGGAATCCTCCAGCTGGTCCGTCCTGGCCTACGTTAGAGTATCCGCCTCCGCCTCCAGATCCAATACCTCCATTAACTGGTGTACTTGCTCTATAACCTCTTCCTCCAGCTTTTCCTTGACCAGTAATTCCTGTTCCACCATTATTGTATCCAACAAAACCGCTACTACCGCCGCCTCCGCCTGATCCACCTGCTTTTCCTGCTTCAGTTGGTGTTGTTGTTGGACTTCCTCCTCCACCTCCACCAGTTGTACTAACATTATTACCGAGGGATGATGCTCCACCGTTTAGTCCTTGATCATTAGAAGAAAGTGCGCCAGTTCCAACAGTAACCACTAATGTTCCAAGAACTGCAGACTGTGAGCCTGTTGCTACACCTCCAGCGCCACCTCCTCCACCAAATCCTGAACCACCACTACCTCCAGCTGCTATAACTAAATATTCAATATCTACAGCAACAGACGAAACAACAAAGTTGCTACTGCTTGTAAATGTTCTATAATAATGTGTTGCGTCTGAAGATAGTGTTCCACCAGTTACTGTGGCTGCAAGAAGCGGGGTTAATGAGCTTGATGAAGAGCTTGAATCACTTGTGCCAAATGCATTTGTTGAAGTCATTGTAAATGTATATGCCTGGTTTGCTGCAAATGTACCAGAAACTGTTAGAGATCCATCTAGATCTGTATTTGTATAAGTAAGAGCTATTGAAGGAGATGATGTAATTGCAATTGTTGTAATTGGAGACCCATTAGCATTTCCAAGTGTGTAGTTTAATGTTATTGAAGTAGAATTTATTGTTGATACAGAAGTAATTGATGGAGCTAATGGTTTACTTGCTCCCACCTTTACTAAGCCTCTTGCAGATAAACTAGCTAGCGATTGGAATAATGGCATTTATCTTCCGCCCCCTATGCGTATTTAGTTTGTGATCCGAATACAGTATATGTTGCAGATGCTGTTTTAAGTATTGTATATATATAAGAGTCTATTGATGAGGCATTGCCAACTGTTGGTGCCGTTCCATTTAACCACTTTATGCTACCTTGAGTAGACCCATCAATTTGAAATGTTGATGGATAAGATGCTGTTGAGGCTCCAGTTGTATTTAAAAATGCAACGGTAATTGATTGTCCAGTAGATAATAATGAATTAAGAGTTGTTCCTGAGCTTCCCCTAACATTTAAAGTAAATGCACTTGTTGAACCTGTTGTATAATACCAAACGCTTGAAGTTGTGACATCCATATTTATGGTAGATGATGTTGCTGCTGCAACTACATTCGCTGTTTCAATTAATCCAACTACCGCAGAGTTAGTCTGTATTGTTCCAGTTGCGCCTAAAGTTCCTTGTGTTCCAACTGTGCCTTGTGCGCCAGTAGTTCCTTGTGCTCCAGTAGTTCCTTGTGTGCCATCAGTTCCTTGTGCACCAACTGAACCCTGTGTTCCAACTGCGCCTTGTGTTCCAACTGCACCTTGTGCACCAGTAGTTCCTTGTGCGCCAGTATTTCCTTGTGCTCCATCAGTTCCTTGTGCACCAACTGAACCCTGTGTTCCAAATGCGCCTTGTGTTCCAACTGCACCTTGTGCACCAGTAGTTCCTTGTACGCCAGTAGTTCCTTGCGGTCCTTGAACTGGACCAGAATCTGTCCATTGGGAGCCAGTCCAAACATAAAGATTTAATCCAATTAAATATCCATCGCCAAGTGTTCCTGTTGGGTGAGCAGATTGTAATGCACCCAAAGTTGCATACGTACCTAAAATATTTACGCCCGTTCCAGCAGATCCTTGTGTACCTAAAGATCCCTGTGTTCCAATCAATCCTTGTGGGCCAGTAGCTCCTTGAACACCTTGTGCACCAAGAGATCCTTGAACACCTTGTGCGCCAACAGACCCTTGAACACCTTGTGCACCAATAGTTCCTTGTGCTCCAGTAGTTCCTTGCGTTCCTTGCGATCCAGTTGTTCCTTGAACACCTTGAGTTCCCTGAACTCCTTGTGGTCCAACTACGCCTTGAGAACCCTGCGTTCCAACAGATCCTTGTGCGCCTGGATTTGCTGTTAGATATGTATCAATATTTTGTGCAAGTAGTTGAATGTCCGCAGGAATATCTGGCGGATCTGAATAAGCGGGAAAACTAAAACCCTTTGACGTTGAGCCCATTTTAAAATTATACCACCTTAAATGTTATAAGAGTCATAGTCTATTAAGCTCCTCAGTGCTTCCTTTATGAATTGAGCTATAGGCTGCGGCTTCCAATAAAAGCTTGACTGGCCTATATGAATTTGGCTTAATTGTATAGGTGTTAAACCTAATTTGACTGTCTTCTTGCTTCATTCTAAAATTAAATATGTACCAATCAATAGGGGCTGTTATTCCCACAGACTCTATATTTTCTATAGCCTTTTTAGCTCCCGCCCTGTTGACCACATATGTGGCGCATGACCATTGCTGATAAGAGCGGCAAGTACGGTAGTCACTATTAAAAGAATGCTTTATTTCATTATAAGCAAATAGTGAGTCATCTGGGACAAACGGGGAGAAGTATTCCCAATCTTCTGGCAACTCCATTAAATATGAATTTAGTATATATGCAAAATTTTTACTAAGAACGATATCGTCTTCAAACAAAATAAGTATATCTTTGTCTGTTTCTAGAAAGTTTTTATATGCAATATAGTTGCTTGCCCATACACCAATTACTCCAGAGCTAGGTGGAAATGTTTCTCCTGGTTGGCAATAATCTTCTACAGTATTTACCTTAAATTTAGGTGTATCGGTTAAAAATTGATTTACTTTTTCTACTGTATTCAAGTATATTGTAGGTGAGGTTAATCTTGGTATTCCCGCCATTTCACTTAAAACATTGTCATAAGACTGATTTCTAAATTTATTTCCGCTGTCTGTATGAAATATTTCAAAGCATGAGTTTGCTAACATTTCTTAATCCACATTTGATATCCAGACTCTATGACTGTGTACTGATCCTTACATACCTCTAGGAAGCCGTCAACGCCTCTCTTGGGTTCTAAGAAGCGGTTGCCGTTATAGTTCCATAGGTAATCATCAAAAGCCATTACACCGCCTGATTCAAGTAATCTAAATGCATTCAATCCATCTAATGATGTCTGCAGTGCTGTGTGGTCTCCATCAATGTATATAAAATTAAACTGTGATTTATTTGAGGCAAAGTACTCGTCGCTTGTCATCTTATACTTATGAATACGAGTATCGCTAAATCTTGAATCATAATAGTTTTCTACTGAATTAAAATCTAATGATTCATGAGCAATTTCTTCGCTTCCGCCCCATGTATCAACATCATGCAGATACTCTAACTCTCTATTATTTAATAGCCATTCTGTAGCATCTCCAGTGTATGTGCCAATTTGCAAAGCACGAAGTGGCTCATTTGGCACATGACGGAAATACTTCTCTACATCTTTAAACCAATTAGGAAACATATTAGTACAACTTTAAATTGTTAAGGCATCCAGAAACATATTCTGGAGCCATTTTATGATCATCTAATAAATGCTGGAACAAGGACTTGCTTTCTTCCTTTTTGCCAAGCCACCATCCTGACACCGCTTTTTCAAACATTAGGCAGTATGCGCCATTATAATCAACATATCCTGGAAGTGGTTGGTGGAAAGTATGTGTGGCATACAGTAATCCCATTTCAGCAAATGTGTAACAGTCTTGATACATCTTATTGCGTTCGTTGATTCTTGATAAAAGAAAATAAGCCTCTGGTCTATTTGGCAAATATGCTATTGCTTGCATGATATTATTATGAACCGTTTTATTTCTATCGCCCTGATGTGTCCAACATATAGCCATTTTAAGTAATGATGTATATGTAATTAAAGGGTGAGTCTTGTATCCAAACTCTGCCGCCCTCAAATAAAAGCCAGCTGCAGATGCATATTGCTGTTGTGCATCGTAGGCTTGTGCTAGATCAAAATTAATTTGAACATTAAATGGGTCTGAGGCCAGGGCTATTGTTAATTCTCTAATTGCCATATGCCATTGCCTCCGTAATAATTTCATTTACAACATTTGTTGGAACTTCTAATATAAATGCTGCATTGTCCTGAACGCCAAAGCTTAGTAATAAATTATCATTTTTAATTGCTGCACCTACGCAAAACTCAATTGGGGTATCAAGGAATGCAAATGATTTGCTTAGCCCAACAAAGTTGAAGTCTTTATCCCATACAATAACTCTATGTCTATAGATTGAATCTTTTTGATTTAGGTAGTTTTTCCATAGATTTACTTCATGAGTAACTGTAATGTAGTACTCTCCCCATTTAATAACATTGGTTCCTCCTCTTTGATCAATTGGGGCGGCAGGAGTAGATTTAACAATAACCTGTTTACACTCTGATTTATCTGGATTAGCTTTAACTATCTCTGTAGGCATTGCCCATTTAACAAAGTGGTATGGTTGATCTAATATTGGCATCCAGTTTTTCTCACAATATGAGGTTGATTCATCAATTGGAGCTGGAATTCTTACACGCTGTATTTCTGTTGCAGTCCAACTTTCTTTATCTAATTCAATCTTAGAATATTCCATACGGCCTTGCCCATTTGGAGTTGTATCACGGCGAACACCAATAAGGTAATAATCTCCATCCCATTGTGTAATTCTGCAATCTTCTTCGCCAACAAACTCCCAAATTGGCGGGACATCAAATTTAGAATAGTCTACTTTAGTATAATTAATTATATTTAAATCATTATCTAGCAGACATATATAATTAGTTGTAACTAATCTTTGATCTTTTTCAGGATGCAAGTATGATAGTGGTCCCCAAGGGCTAAAGAAGTTTTGATCTTTTTCTGAATGATAAAGTGTATAATTAACTCTACGAATATTAACTAAAATATCTCCATCGTCATCAATAAAGATAGAAGGATTCATTAATCCCATTCCGTCTGAAACTTCGGCTGGAATAATAAGGGGAACTAAATTTCCCCCATTATCTATTGATCTTTGTACTAGATTCATAGTACCTATTCTACTATTTAAAACAATTATTGTAAATGTTTATTAATTAAATTTATTATGCAATTATTTCATTATAAATTAGGTATATTTGTTCTAAATCAGCAGCAAACTCTGTTATTATTTGTGAATGTAGTTCTGTA